GTTATTTTTCAAAAATGGCAGTTACAGCGACCAAAATACTAGACGCTAAAGTTGCAGCAGAGCAAGCATGGGCGGATAGTCAAGCAATCAAATCACGGCGGTACATGCCGCCGATGAAAACGGTGGGTACAATTCTAAGCCAGCAAACAGCCCGACTTGATGCCTTAAAGGATCGTCGGAATTGTGGCACAATGAAAGTAGGCTGGAAAGCCCTATGTCAGGGAACGCCGTCGATTACAACAGGCATTACAAAAATTAACACGTTCCTGTGTAACATTACGGGTACAGGAAGTAATACGGCAGTGGCTACCTACACGATGGACACTGAAATTACATCGAGTGGTTTCACTATCGAAGATGACGACTGTGAGAATATGTACACGACTGAGCAGCTATTAACTGACGGTCTGTTATTGCAACATAAGGAAATCGTAGAGAAATTGAACGACTTCGTTATGTCGAAACTCGTTACGTTTGCGGGGGATAACCTGTATTTGGGTAACGGACTTGTTACCGATGCAGGCGGGGATTTGTTCAAGGTTTCGGCTTACGATGCCAATGCCGCAACGTTAGTGCCTTACTTGTCTCGTGCCGCCGACATTAACAAAATGTCGGACCCGTTTTTGTTCACGGGGGATGCCTTGTACAATAACAAATACATCGACCAGCACCAGGCCGGAACGCCAGCCGATAAAGGGTACTGGAAGATGTGGGGTGAAGTCGCAACGGTCGAAGATTTCCTAACGTTCAACAACCTGAACATGCCAAATGACTTTTTCTATGTCGATGCAGGTTCAGTAGCGATTGTTACGAAGTATACTGGAACATTGGTTCCACAGGAAAAGGATTACGGGTTTTGGGTTTCAACGCAACCACTTTTGGGAGGCATCTTGCGGGATAATGCAGGCGAACCTATCTACGTGGATGTATACCACAAGCGTGGGAAAGTCGTTAAGGAAACCGTAAACGGGCAGGATCGTTGCGTTATGGCCGATACCTTTAAGCTTGCCCTTAAGGTAAACGTATTCTTGAATCCGCTTGCATGTAATAACGACTACACAGGCGTAATACACTTCCAGAAGGATGCAACTATACCTCCTTTTGGTGTACCTGCTCAGTTCGCGAAGCTGCCAGACGAATCTATGGGGGCTTATCAAGCTATCTAGTTTTTTTTTGTTTCACATTACCCAAAACGGGAACGGTTAACCCCGTTCCCTTTTTTTATGTCGTGTTACACATTTCAGAAAGAAGTTATCAACCTACGCACAGGGGCAACCGATTGGATAGATGTACCTGACGCGCCCTTGACGGCTTGCCCGTCTTGCTGTGAGCCTAAGAATAAGTTACTCAGTCGAACGGTTCAGACCGCTATCGATTGCACAGGGGTAACGTTTATGGGGCCAGATATGCGGAATTATCGGAAACGGATTACACGTGTATTTGCTGACGGTAATTGCGGTACTACTACCCAATACAGTTACGACTTGCCTTGCGATCCTGAAACGAAACAATTTATACTAGCCAGGGAGGTACTACCCGGCTCTCTATGTGCAGCGAATGTAGAGTTTCAAGATGCAGTAGGCAACGTATACAGTTTTGCCGTCGTTTCGCTTTCCGACTCCGTTTATTTACCTTTAGGAGCCTACACGGTTAGGATAATACGCTCAGGCTGTTTAGATAAGCTCCAATTAAAAGCCTTAGTGTCAGAGTCGTTAGCCGGGGCGGTTGTTTGGGATTGGGGCGAAGCTCCTCAACCCGTATTAATTAACGAATCGGTAATAGGTTTTAAAGTTGTCTATAAAGGAGATGCAGGCAGTTGATTGTTTTAAAGGATTAATTGGGTTTACAATCGATAACGATTGTTTAGGTAATGTGCCAAACGACATTGATAATACGTCGTTATCTGGGCTGTACATGGATAAGCACCCATTATTTTCTATGATGGTTGTTAAGGGGCCGAACCAAAATTGGTCACAAAGCGCGATTTGGGAACATATACGGGTAGTGGATCAGGAGGCACGTATAGAACTGCAAAAGCTTCTAACGTTAGAAATTCGCAAGAAGGTAACGCCTACGGTAGGTATTAGACGAATTGAGATTGGCGAAAATAGAGGAGACGGACATTTATCCGACTCAAACGTAGAAGCATTTGGCGAGATAACAACCAAGAACGTTCCCGATGCCGTTTTTCTGCTTACACACCTGGGCATTAGAGGGAGGTTGATAGGAGCCGAAACCAGCACAACGGTAAAGCTATACAAAAATAATACGCTAATTACAGGCTGGTCAATTCCGCTTAAAGACTTAACCAGTGACCGACAGGTTTTAAGCGTACCCTACCAACTTGCGTTAGATGGTTCTACGTATCGATTACAGTACCCTTTTCCAACAGGGTTTTATCCGGTTAAAAATCCGATTGGTTGCGGCTGTCAGTCTGAATTAGAAACGCTAGGGTGTTTCTTCCAGCCAGCTACAGACGGACAACACTTAGGAGGTATAAGGTTACTAGGTGAAATCAGTTGTAATGGTGCCATTTGGCCGTGCGAAGTGGGAAAAAGTGGTGATGCAGGACAGTTCGTTGCAAGTCTATACCGAGCAATCTTGATTAAGATGCTTATGCTTAGGCTGCATAGCTCTTTCGCTGGAAAAATAAATGGTTTAACGCTTATACCAGCGAATGAACGAAAGGCAAATTACGACGCGTTGGACCTGGAAATAATAACGCAGCTAAACGGATTTACTAGCGTTTGGCAACCTGTAAATAGTTGTTGTTGGAATGTTAAAAGCCTGGTAGAACTAGGAAATAGCTAATGGATTTCAAACAATGGTTACAGAATATAAAATCGCTCAGGAATGCTCTCGAAACGGGCATTCCTGACGCATTATTGGCAACGGCTACCGACACGACCAGCCAAATACGAAACCGTTCGCAGGACGGTATTTTCGTTAATGCAGAGCAGGGCGCAACGGTAGACTATTCCCAAAATGAGGTACGTACTTATTATTGGTATAACCAGGCTCTAAACCAACGAGGCCGGGACTATATCAAGAAAAATAAAAAGGGAACATGGGGTAAGTTTCGGGAGGCTCAGGGACTTTCTTCTGATAATGTCAACCTAAGTTATTCGGGCCGTTTTTGGGCATCCCTGGTCCCTGGGAGGGTACAGCGAGTAGCTAATACGTTTCTTGTCGATGTAGCTGTCAATGATTCAGAGGTACAACAGTATGCAGGCCAATTGGTAGACCGATACGGCAATTTCTATGAACCTACACAGCAGGAGGCCGCGCAAGCAAGCGTAGTATTAGTAGATCAATTAGAACGCTTTTTAAAGCAATATCTATGATACACGAAGTAGTAGACATTTGGCTGACGGCGGTTAATCCGCTTAAGCAAGCAAACTTGCTTACTCAGGTTTACGGCCTAGTCCGACCTGGTAAGATTTCGGTAGACGGAAAACTCTATACAGTACCTAAATTACATACCTCTCCTGAGTTTGAGGAGTGTAGTAGTGTAGATGAAGGGCTACTAATTAATGGTAATGAACGGGCTGTGTTGTTTGTGCAAGGAGATACAGCCGTCCCAATTCCTACCAAGAGTTTCCGCAAGTTTACGGCACTGTTAAAAGTGGTAATCTGGTATGATGAAAACAAATTCATCACGACAGAAAATTCGAGTCTGTCAGGTGCATTTTTAGCAAGGCTCCTTGATTTCTTGGAACTAGGCAAAAAAGGAAATCAGGGTACATACACGGATATAACATGGAATACGACAAAGATTTTAGAGGGTTGGCGAGCATTCCAGGAATACAACATTTCTGAGGAAACGGGCTATCTTAAGGAGCCTTACAGGTCAATTGCAATCGAAGGAAATTTAACTTTTTACCTTCATAAATATGCTTGCCAAGACGCTATTAACATTATCGATAATTCTAGTAATTGTTAACGTTGTTTTCTTTCCAACGTTTACCGGGACCATAACGCCAATTATGGATATTCTTTACGGCGTTCAGTACGGAATCATTGGGTACGTGTATGTATGTATTCTAACGCAACCGGGCGAAGTCTTAGGCGGTTGGCGGGAGTGGCTAGAATGGCAGCATTTTGTTTACTTTAATAAGAAAGCTATTGAGCTAGACAAAGACGCTACGGATTATGTATCGCAAAAGAAATGGATACTTAAACCCATATTGACCTGTGAAAAATGCGTAGCAGGACAAATAGCATTCTGGCTATATCCCATAGCATCAAAAGCAACGTATAGTTTAAGTGGTCATTTGGCCGCAATTTGTACCGCAATTTTAATCGCTCAAACACTCCCTTTTGTATGGAAGAAAATCAAGAATTAGACGAAAACGGCATCATTAACCCCTGGGATACAGTAGTTATTTTACCCAACGATGTTAACGAATTCATGGCGGATGGACGGTTCTTTTTTGTGAATCGAGATGTAGAGCGAATGACAATCGATTTCTACGAAAACTACGAACAGTTGAGCATGGAAATATCCTTTGTTCTGACGCCTGACGAACTGTTTAACGCTTTGAATGTAGTACAGCAATTGTTAGTAAATAACGAACGGGTTAAGGCAATTATCGATATTGAAAATATCAAAAAATCGGTAGCGGCTACCTCTATGAAGCGTATTACAATCGCTATGTATTTATGTACGCTATTCATTTTGGAGGAGGGAGAAGATATAAAGAAACCTTGGACCTTAGAACGCGCAAAATCCAAGATTGCGGCATGGAAAAAGGAGGGAATTGGAATGAGTTTTTTTACGGCTTTTGCGTTCAGCTTAGTAACCGGATTCAAAGAACGCTTTCTTTCTATTTCAGAGGAATATTCGGAAATGTCGCAAATGAGCCAGCGAGTGTTAGAGATGATGGACAGCATGGATATTTAATGAGTTTGGAGACTTATTTTAATCTGGAATTGCAGAAAAAACGCGAACGTTGGCAGCGCGTTTTTTTTCAGTTAAAAGAATGTGGTACGGTTGAAGAACTTAGGAGAATGACCGTTATCGAATTCTTTACTTTGTGGGAAACGTTCAAGCAACACAATAACGAAATGAAAGAAATGTATGGCAAACGTTGAAACCAGTTGGAAATTAGACCAAAACGTTTTGCAGGTATTAGACGATGTTTTGGCAAAAGGGCAGAGGGTTGATAATGTATTGGATCAGATACAGCATTCAGACCCTTTTACGAGCATGGCAGGAGATACCGACAAGGCAACAAAAGCACTTGGAGACTTGCTAAACAAATATGCAGGACTTATTACTCACTTTCGGAATCTTAAGCCTGAAAAAGCACAGTTAGTTAAGATTCAAAATGAGCTAATTGCAAAGGAAAAAGAGTTCCTAAAAACGGCAAAGTATGACGAATATATCAGGCAACTTAAACAGGTCGAAGACAGAATAAAAGAGATTGACGACGCAAAAAAACAGCTTAACGCACGAAACAAGGAGCTAGGAGCCTCCTTTAAGTTTCTGGGCATAAGTATGAATAATGCGTTTAAGGCTACAGGGATTATTTTTCTGATTAGTAAGATTGTCGAGTTTGGTAAAAAGGTGATTGAAACAACGGGATTAACCCAAAACTTCACAAACCAGTTTACCAGGCAATTCGACGGGAATAGGAAAGCAGCCGAAGCCTATACCGCCGAAATACAAGGACTGGCAGACCGAACAAATCTCCTATTTGACCAGGTAGCCGAAGGAGCCGCAAAGCTAGGAAGTCGGGGCATTCGACCAACGATTGAAGAATTAACCAAGTTAGGCGACGTTTCAAACTTCATCGGTAAAGACTTTGATCAGTTGTACGAAGCTATTTTGGATATTAATAATTCGGAACGTTGGAGGGAACTTGGTTTTGCCGTTGAAACAGTAGGTAACAAGGTGAAACTAGCCTACGGTGATAAGTTCAAAGTAGAAACGGACAGGACAGTAAAAGGCGTTTACGATGCTATTCAGGCACTTTCACAACTTAAGGAAGTACAAGGTTCGACAGAAGAAGCGGGTAAAACGCTTACCGGGCGAATGTCAACACTGTCTGATACGTTTCTAGGATTTTTCAGAGCTATTGGTAATAACAACAATATCGTCTTAGGGAAAATTATCGACGGCCTGACACGAATTGTTCAGGTTGCTACGGAAGTAGTACAGGTAGTAGACCCTGCAATTACGCTGTTAACCGCTTCATTTGGAACCTTATTTACAGCAATTGGAGATGTTTTCAATATCCTTTTCAAGTTCAATAGCACAGCTAACGAGACGGCAACGGTAGGGCAAAAGATAGGCTTTGTCTTCACAAAATTTGTGGCCGTACCACTAACAGCCGTTGTTTTAGCAATTTCAGGAACGATAGAGGGATTAACCTTACTCTTTCAATACTTAGCCCTTGCTAGGGCAAAACTTACAGGAAACGAAGGTTTAGCAGCAACCCTAAATAAAGAAATTGAAGAAACTAAATCGAATTTGGCCGAAATCCAGGCGCAAGGCAAAGCTAATTTTGAGCAGCTATTACAAGGCTTTGATGATTACGTTAAACAAGACAATGCCAGACGAGAGCAGGAGAAAAAACGACGTAAACAGCAGCAGGAGGAATTAAACGCTATCCTGAATAATACGAAACCACCTAAGCCAGCCGAAGAATCAGACCAGGACAGGAAAAAGCGGGAAAAGCAGGAGCAAGATTTTCTTAATGCCTTACTCGAAGCGCGTAAAAAATACCTGGAAGAAATTAAACGGCTAGAAACAGAGAATAGAAAGCAGCTACTAGACGAATACGAACGGGATTCCTTGAACTATCTGAATGCTAAAAAGAAAGTTGATTTAGAACTTATTCAATCCGAACAAGATAAATTACTCGAACTGAAAAAGTTTAAAGAGGGCAAACCTTTTGAAAATAAAAAGACGGGTAAAACGGAAATTTTGCCAAATCAAAACGCAAAATTAGACGATAGCGAATTGGAGTTATTTAACGCTAGGAGGAGGGTTATTAATCAAAATTACGATAAGGACTTAGTAAACCTCTTAGGTAAACAGGCAGAACAGGAAATAGAATTATTGCGCGATTCTAACGAAAAGGAAATTGAGTTAGAACGCCTAAAATGGGAGGGTAGAATAGTTCAGGCCAAACGAGGTACAACTATGTACGAACTGTTAATTGCTGCCAGGAATCGCAGTTTACAACGCCTAACCCTCACACAGCAATTAAATCAGGTTGATAGTGAACTAGAAGATAAAAACCTAGAAGCCTTCAATTACTACTCCGATTTGCGGCAAGCTGGATTACTTAAGCTGTCTGATTTTGAACGGGAATTAGACGAACAACGCCTAAACAATGCGTTGTTGTATGCTCAAAAAAGGCTTGCGATCTTAGAAACCTTCGGAGACAAAGAAGACAAGCAGGTGCAAAAGCAAATCGCACAGGCCAAAGCAGCAATCAAAGAAATCCTGAATAACCAGAAAACGATAGAGGAGAACAAAAAGCAAAATACGGGTTTCGTTGATTTGCTTCTAGGTAATGAAAAAGACAATCAGGACGTTGAAAACAAAGTCAATTTCTTGAAAGATCAAATTTCAGGATTCTTTGATTTCGAGACTGAACTAACCCAGGCCAGGGTAGATAAGTATGACAAGCTTATCGAAAAGAAGAAAGAAGAAATTGACCGCGAAGCCGAACTATCTAAACAGGGACTAGCGAATAATTACGAGTTACGTAAACAGGAGTTAGCACAACTGCAAAAAGATAGGGAACAAGCTTTAAAGGCGAACAAAGCCTATCAGACAGCGCAAAACGTAATTGAATCGCTTAATCAGTCAACGAGCCTGGTAAGTGCAGCCGCAAACATATTTAAGTTTTCAACAGCTACAGCAGGTCCGTTAGGCGTAGGTATTGCAGCAGCATCAATAGCAGCCTTATTGTTCTTTTTCAAACAGTTCAAGCAACGGGCAATAAGTGAGGCCCAAAATGCAGGATCAGAAACGCAATTTGAGGAGGGAGGAGAGCTAAAGGGACCACTTCACCGACAAGGCGGAATGCGTATAGAAGGGACTAATATTTTTGTCGAGGGAGACGAATTTATAACGAAACGTCGGCAAACGAAAAAATACAAGCCTCTACTACACGCGATTAACGATAATAAGCTTGAAAAAATGAATGCAATGGATGTGCTGAAACTGGTTAATCCTAACCTGGTTAAAGCCCTTGCAAACGATTTCGATAGTGTATCAGGTATGGCCGAAAGGAATCAATTACCGCCTGAACTACTAGAAAAGATGCTAGGCTTTTTCGACTTAGCAGGAGGTTATTACAATGATGCCCCTAGAACATCGATTGCCCCCCTTGGACCTGGGCGAATTGTAGAGCGTGGAAAAGGATTTGAACGTATTATTAACTATGCTGAACCAGTAGCGGAATGAAAGAATACATTCTAACCAGGGGAAACGAAAATATACGTATTTCCCCCTTTGGTAAATCAGGCCCGAAGATTCAGTATGGTAAGGAGTCGGGGCAATCCTTCAAACGTTTTAAATTATCCGGTTCACTTACCTTAAGTGGACCGGATTACACGTTTTTACGCAGCAGTTTAGCGCGTTGTTGCGGTAAGTTAGACTTTCGGGTTGTCGATGGAGACAAAGAAATTATTAAGGCGGTTGTTAATCCCTTCAATGTAGAATTCGACGATTCTAATTGCATAGGGACGATTAACACCTTTACCCCTAATGACATCGTAGCGGTCATTATGGGTAATTGGAATAAGGAAATTAATGTACTAGACTATAACAAAACGTCTGAACTCATTTCGTTTCCTAGTCCTAAAGTTGGCGTAGCTCCTCAAACCAGAGGCCGTAACTTTATTAAGCTGTTTCACTATCTGTTAACAAAAACAGTAGAGGGTACAGAAGCAGAAAGTGTAGTACGTATAGGTTCAGCAGGGTATAGCCAGTTTTACGAGGCTGAGATAAACCCTGTTACGAAACTGGAAAATAATACGTTGGCCTTGGTTGAATTGTCGGACGCAGGGAAACCAGGCGCAACTAATCCGGCGATCAAAGGCTTAATGACACTTAAAGCTTTCTTAGCTCAAATCCGAATGCACAATGTCTATTGGGATATTGACCAATACGGATTTTTCAGGATGGAGCATAAGCAATTCTACGATATGGGCTATAGCTATGTATTGCCAGATTTGGCAAGCATACCAGATTGGCGCAAGTATGGCAAGTCCCAAAAGTTTAAATATCGTTCAGACGAAATTTACAACGTAGAACAGATTCTCTTTCCTAATAACGAGGCTCTACAAAACAACCTAAAACACATACCAGGCATCGGGGATGATGCAGGTTGGCCGGAATGGTTAAGAGGAGGAGTTAGGTACGTTGGTTGCATTCCTAATACCGAATCAGGAGAAGGGAAAACAAACGATCAGTCTTTTGATTGGATCACTGATTACAACCTGGTAGCGGTTAAATCGGTTGATCCTGAAACGCGCAAAGAAGTTGAACGTTCAGGGTGGGTACTTGTCGAACTGGTTCGAGATGGAAGTAATTACAGTATTCTTAAAACGCCTGGAATGATACGAGGGGCGGAATTGTGGAATGGCAACCAATCGGCAGCAAACCTATTTGTTATGTATCACGATTGGGGCCGTTCGTTTCAATCGGGTTTTTTCAACGAGGAAAGCTTAGGGAATGCAGGCACTATGCGTTCAGTACGTTACACGATACCAAATCAGGTTTGGGACGCTATAACTATTCCTGAATGCGATATAACAACCCTGAAAGATTTTACGCAGCCTATTCGTACCTTGATGGATGAAAACGGCCTAAGCTACGTAGATTCGGCTGAATGGGATTTCGTGAAGCAACAGTTTTCAGTTGTAATTGCTACAAGTGGGATCTGTGCGGTTAGTCCTGGGGAATGGTTAGGCGGTATTAACCCTACACAACCGGGCTGTCCTGCTCCTGGGCAATTCTTACGGCAGGAAGTTGGATTTAGCGGGATTTGCACGATTCTAACGGACTATTTCACGGATGGCAAGTGTGGAGAAGTAAGCTATAAGCGGTACATAGGCAATTGCGGAACTAATACGGGACAATGATAACAGCAGACAGTTACCAGCCGAAAGACGGACGGTTAGTTCAGTTTTTCGCCAAAGATGAGCCTTACCTATGTGGTTGTTATGGTGGGGTGTATGGGGTATATAGCCCAAACAACGCCTTTTTACCCTTCGTTTTCAACCTCAACTTAGAAGCGGTTCAGGCTTTTTCTATATCGATATATGACGTTGATAGCGGAAAACGCTTATTGTGTATTCCTTCCTCTCAGGTTCCACACGACCTATACAAAGTGGCAAATGGTACACATCGTTTTGTGTACAATGGCCTACCGATTCCAGGAATGCAGCTTGCGAACAATAGGCGTTACTATATCGAAATGTTAGGGTTTCGGTCTTGTCCTTTTGTTGCTCAGGTAGATTTAGAGTGCCTAACGAAAGTAAGTTTCGGCAATGCAACCGAACTTTTCGGCTTACCCTATCATAGGGGTTTTTTGCAGTGGGTTTGGTTGGACCTGGATATAGGCAACTTCACATACGACAGTTTCACCGTTCAACAGAAAGACGAATTAGGCAGGCTCACCGTAAATCAAGCCAGGTTAGAAAAAGTCTGGACGTTTGAACTTTTCGATTTGCCCGAAAATATCTACCAGCCGTTTGTAACTGCTTCAATTCTGGACATACTTCTATTTCAAAAGGGAGAAAAGCAGATTACAGCAGGCAGGAAAAGAGCAACAACAACGCCGGAAAAAAACGGCATCATTTGCGAACGCGACTTGAAAATTGAAACGCCTGACGCTTATAACGATCAGCTAGACGGAGGATGCGGTATAGAGGATAATTGGGAGGATGTTGATAACGAAACAGGCGGCAATACCTGTGATGTGAATGTGTGGATCGATACAGGCCGTTTTCGCTGTATTCCAGAAACGGCAATATCGGGTTGTAATCCGAAACCGCAAATTGTTGTTCAACAGCAATGTTTCAACAATGCCGGGGTAATTTCAATAAGCCCTTTCAACGTCCCCATCGGTCAGGCGGTCGAGTTCAGCATCGACAATGGCTCTAATTATCGCAATGAGGGTACTTTTTCAGACTTGCCAAATGGCAATTATAAGTGTAGAATGCGTTACGTCGGAACGCTGTGCGTATCTGACGTAACGAATATTGCTATTTTGTGTGGCATTGATACGGAACCTGTATGGGAATCAACAGGTATTGCGGTATGTATCGAAGAGTTAGACAATAGCGTAGATTGGGAGGCAACAGGCCAAAGCGTATGTATCTTGGAAGATAACGACGCTTACGACCTTGAAGAAATTCCAGAATTCCCGAATGATATACCAAGTGAATTATTATGAAAACAGGCTAAGAAATGGCAACAGCAAGATTTCAACTTAAAGAGGAGCGAAACAAAAACAATCCTACGCAGAAAAGCACATTAAAGTGGCCTATAGATCAATTA